CGTTTGAACTATGCGGACTGATGGTTGGTCGTGAGCAGGGTTCTCATCACGGGTTTGCCCTGGGCGATCCGCATGTGGTTTGCACAACAATTCAGTCCATGACAAAGCGATGCAAGCGGTATCAGCCGGACGACTTCCAGTTGATCATCACGGACGAAGTCCATCACGCAGGAGAGTCCAATAAGACATACTCGTCGGTTTACGATCGCTTCCCTGACGCAAAACTTGTTGGGGTCACTGCAACGATTGATCGACCTGATGGGCAAAGCCTGAAGCGTTTTGAGGAAGTCGTTTACAGCTACTCGCTTTATGACGCGATCCATGATCCTGCTGGGCCATTTCTATCGCCTGTCAAGTTTGTCCGGTGTTCTCTGGGCGTTGATCTTCGAGGTTGCAAAACAACGGGGAAGAACGGCGATTTTGCTCAGGGAGATCTTGGTCGTAAGATCCAGCCAGCCATTGAGTTATTGGCAAATGCGATCAGTAAGGAGATCGAGGACCGGAAGAAGATCATTGTTTTCATGCCTGATGTTGGTAGCTCGATTGCCATGGCTGATGCCTTGAAGCAACTGGGACATGCTGCTGACTGGGTCTCCGGTGATAAGCCTGACCGTGACAACACGATCCAACGCTATAAAAACGGTCTCACAAAGATCCTTGTGAATTGCCAGATTCTTACGGAAGGATTTGATGACAAGCCTACGGACTGTGTTGTTCTTAAGCCGACTCGAAGCCGGATTGCATATGCCCAGATGGTGGGTCGAGGGACGAGGCTTTGCAAGGACAAATCGGACTGCTTGATTCTGGATTTCTCACACACGACAGACATGGACCTAATTGGGCCAAGCTCATTGACAGATTGTGAGGAGGTTGATTCTAAGCGTGCTGAAGAGTTGGTCGAAGAGGGCGTTGATCTCTGGCAAGCTGTGGAGCGAGCCAAGACAGAAAGGAAGCAAAGACAGGAGATTAAGGTTCCGGTTGCCAGGCTGGACATGAGTTATCGGCGGGTCGAGATCAATCCATTTGAGCTTGCGGCTTCATTGGGTGTGTCCCGAGCCATGCTGACCAACGCCAATCGATTCGGAGAGCTTGCGACTCCCGCGCAGAAGGATTTTCTGAACAAGTCTGGGATGGCAGATGTCAACAACATGACCAAGCGTCAGGCTTCTCAGTTGATCGGCCAGATCATTGACAGGCGAAACTCGGGGCTGTGTTCGATCAAACAGTTGAACTACCTCATTTCACTGGGGATGAAGCCTGAGAAGGCTCGCGGGTTGCAGTTTGGTGACGCAGCAGCAGCAATTCAAAAGTACAGGTCGAACCAGGCTGGATCGCAAGAGTAAGGAGATTCGCAGTGGAGTACACCCGTGAGTATATGGCAGCAATGGATAAGCGACTGGCTTTTGTGTCGGCTCACATGAGATTGACAACGAGATGCCCGTCATCGGAATTGATGGATGAGAAAGTGCCGTTGCCCCCCTGTGAGTTGCAGGAAATGGGACATGTCAGCGGTGTTCGCGGCGCGAAGTTGAGAGAAAGGAAGAAAAGAAATGCTGGAAAAGAACCAGGTTGGAGAGCAAAGCAGAGAAATGAAGCCAGACAACAGATGGTCAACGATAGACGGGGTCACAATCACTCTGGTGGATGAGCCTTATAAGGCCGAGATCTTCTACTATGACAAGGACGCCTTGCATTACCTGATGGTTTATGTGCTTACTGACGGGGTCTTTGCGGAAGACGAAAACTTTGGCCGATTGGCTATGGACTGGATAGGTTACTCGTCAAGAAAACAAGCGATTCAAATATTTCACTTCTACGTCACCGAACAAAGGGCAAACTCATGCAGTTGATATACGAACCAAAGGTAAAAGTTGCAACAGTGTCGGTTTTCCGAGACTACGATCTTAAGGATTATGCATCAGGCATGCACGCCCAGAACACACACAGCTTGGACCACATTCCCGAGTTTGCTGGCCGAGTATGCTACCAATCGTTCAAAAACCCTCGTCCTGGAGGCAACAGAGGTTACATTGAGCATATACTCGAGGTTGGTCATGGAAGCGTCCTGGAACACTCCTACGTGGGTCTATTGATCACAGGTGTTTCACGCAGCCTGAGTCATGAGTTGATTCGGCACAGGGCTGGAACGGCGTTCTGTCTGGCTGGAGACACGGTTGTCTACAGCGGATCACAAGCGAAAGGGCGATTTAACGGAGTCAAGAAGCGATGGACAATCAAACGTCTTTACGAGATGTCTCAGCACTGGCAGACCAAAGGACGCCTAAAGCTGATAAAGGTTCGGTGCTTCGACGGCGAGCGATTTGTGCAGGCGCACATTAAAGAGGTCGTGTGTTCTGGGGAAAAAGATATAGTGAAGGTGACATGTTCTGACGGGAAAGCCATAAGGTGTTCCGCAGATCACAGATTCCTTACGCCGTCTGGGTGGATGCCAGTAAGAGGTCTTGCTGTCGGCAACGTCTTGGCTGCAAACGGGATTCCCGCTACAGGCCTTACTCGTGAGTATCTGTATGACCGCTATGTTCGTGATGGCAAGTTGCTTGCAGAAATAGCAAGCGAATCAAATTGTTCACCGCATACGGTGCGATCCTGGCTTCGCAGATATAAACTCCAGAAGGCTCAAGGCCAAGGAATGCGGGGAAGGACTCCACACAATAAGGGGTTAAAGTATACACTGGGATGGAAACATTCTGATGAGGCGAAATCCCTGTTTAGCTCGCAAAAACTTGGAGACAGAAACCCGATGTGGAAAGGCGAGTCGGCCTCTGCTAATGCTGGAAGACTTAGGGCAATCAAGCTGTTCCCTACTGAGCCTTGCAGCGTATGCAATCATCCAGAAGGACATCGCCACCACTTAGACCGGAATACGCACAACAATGAGCGTAGCAATATCGAATTTCTCTGCAATAGTTGCCACCGATACAGGCATCTTTCTGAAGATGGGTCAGCCAGCATTCTCCGTCCGCACTGGGTTGAAATTGTTTCAATTGAAAGTGATGGGCGAGAAATGACATACGACCTGGAAGTCGATCACCCTGCCCACAATTTTGTAGCCAATGGCTTGGTTACGCATAACAGTCAGCTATCTCAAAGGTACGTTGAGCCTGGCAATCTGGGGTACATTGTTCCACCTCTGATCATTAGAGATCTTGTCGCGGAGCAATGCTTTAAATCAGAGGTGACTGCTGCGTCTGCCTCTTATGACCGGATGCTCAATGTTTGCACCACAGCTATCAGCCGGAGATGGCAGGATGATCATCCTGACGAGACAGCTGACCGCGAAGCATTGACATATATCCGTAAAAAGGCTCGCGAAGCCGCGAGATCCGTTCTGCCCAACTCGATTGAAACTCACCTGTTCATGTCAGGAAATCTAAGGGCATGGCGAAACATCCTTGAGCAGAGGGGTTCGATTCACGCTGACCTGGAAATCAGGCGACTGGCTGTGGCGATAGCTCGAGAAATCTACGTCTATGCAACAAGCGTCTTTCAAGATATGCACATATTCATTGATGTTGATGGGTATGAGTCTTTACGATTTGACCACAGAAAGGTTTGACCATGGACCATTACATCATGCTGCTCAGGCTTTTAAGGCTGATTGATTTGATTGGCGAAGTCTCGGAAGAGAGGCCTGAATTGAACTTCAATTGGTGGCTTCCTCTTGCAGAAAACAGGCTCAGATTAGAGATAAACGCATCCTCAGGGAGTATAATATAAATGATCAACTTTGAATTGGAAGTGTTCAAGGATGGGCTTGAAGTTCAGGCTTACAAGGACTTGAAACGAAAGAATCCCGCCAAGGCCGATAAGCTCCATTCTGTGGAAATCGATTTGACGAATCGGGTTTTGACACAGAGGGATGCGGAAGGCGTTGCACTCAAACGATATGAGATTAAAGAAAATGGCAAGCTCGTTGGAAAGCGAACAATATACGCACAGTCGAATCAGCAATTGCCCTGAGTATTACCGACTGGCCGATGGAAGGCCTTTTTGGCTGTTCTCAGCGACTGACTTGACCACACTGCTGTGGAGTCATGGGATTGTCGGCTGGCCTTATCATTGTGCGATATCTGCTCTGGAACATCTGTTTCGGATGGGAGTCAAAGAGGGTGAGGCAGAAACGGATATGGAGTCGTTCCAATGGTGGTGGCATGATGTGCCAGACACTCTGGGTAGACGCAAAGCATACGATCTGGTGATCCTTGAGCGTAGAAAGCTGGGCAGATAAATGGCTGTTTACATAGGTTTTGATCCAGGCTTGAAGGGTGGGATATCAGCTGTCAACGAATACGGAGACATCCTGCATACTCAGTCCATGCCTGTGGTCAAAGGTGAGAAAGGGTCGAGCATTGATTTTCATGCTGTCGCGACTCTTGTGAGAGAATGGGAACCGGACTTTTCTGTGATCGAGAAGGTGAGCGCGATGCCTGGTCAAGGCGTGACAAGCATGTTCACTTTCGGCATGGGCTTTGGAGGCTTACAGGCTGTGCTTTGCACTCTTGACAGTCCATTTGCCTTAGTCCGACCTCAGGTCTGGCAATCCGCTGTATTCAAGGGGCTGGACAAGAAGTTGGGCAAGGCTCGCTCGATCATCTACTGCCAGCAACGGTGGCCTGACCAGGGTAAGCTCAAGGATGGCCCAGCGGACGCTTTGTGCGTAGCAGTTTACGCAAGATCCCTGAAGAACTCGGGAATCATTGACAGTCGTTACTGAGACAACCGGAAACTGTAGGCCGATTTTTGCATCGATTTCGTCGGTGCTATCGCTGTGTTTTGCTGGCGAGCGACTCAGACATTCAAGTTGCAGTGACCCAGCACGACTGATCCAATCGAGAGACGATAGCAAGCAGTTTCCGATGCCCATGGATGGGCTACTTTTTTTAGAAACTTGTGTAATCCGTACATCTTTTCTCGCAGTCCTCTTCGGCTGTTCTGGGCTGTGGATGATGGCATTCAAATAGGGGAATCTCTGATTTCATTCCACCGCATCCGCACGTCCTGCGAATCTTTTGGTTGCCAAACTCGTTGAGAACTGGATCGCCCTTCAAGGCACAACCGTTGAGTATGCCGAGCTTTCTGCCTCTTTCTTTGTACCACTGGGATACGATTGAGGCTCGGGATTGGTTATTGAAGCAGTTGCGGCAGATATCGTAATCGGTATCGCTCATTTCTCGTCTAAAGAAGTTGCAAGTGCCTGGTTCTGTGCATACGCATGTGTGAGCCATTATGGTGCGACCCTGATATAGGTTTTCGATCTGTCTGGTCCACGCCCTGACGCTTCTGTGTAAGTGACTTCCATAGATATCGTGTAGTCTCCAGCAGTATCCCATTGGTGCTTGATGGGAGCATCCATGACGCATGCGTCTGCAAGTCCATCGCCCCAATCGAGAGTGACAGTTTTTATGATTGAAGCCCCTCCGAAATCGACTCGAGACAGGTAAGTCCACGGAATAAACGTGTAGGGATTTCCCACAGAACCTTTTACGGTGATATGGAATCCGCAAGTCGGCAGAAAATCCGTATTGTTTGGTCCGAATGGGATGCAGACGAGATAGGCTTCATTTCCCTCTTCATCCATTGGACTTCCTTCGTGGTCGGGGTCTTTCTCTGATGGAGGAATCGGCAGGTCACCCCCATAGCCAGGGAACAAGGACTTATTGGTCGCCTTCCATGGGATAGCGTTAGCCCTGTTGCCCCCAGTAATATACGAATTAGGACCACTCCCGACAGATTGCCTGAAGTTGACTCCGATCAGAACTCCATCGTAGTACCAACTGATGTGAACGTACTTGTAGTGGTTCAGCGGTTCTTTGAAGTTGAAGATAAAGCCCATGCTATCGGCATAAGTCGGGTCGCATCCAAATAGTTCTGGCTGGGGGTCAAATTCATGGACTGTCTTTCTGGGGATAGCTGTGGTGTAGACAGTCTCATCGGCAGGACGATCCTCTTCTGTTTTCAGCATAACAGTGTAAGGGTCTGGAATGTTAAGCTGAGGAAGATTGGACGATGGGTCGTAGTCTCCAGGCAACTTTTTCCATGCTTTTGCCACGGCTTTAATATTAAACCTGTCCAGTCCTTTGTTCTGGTTGGCCTCGATCCATCGACCAATGTGGAAGTGGTGACCTCCGCTCAACTCAAAAGCAGATCCAAAAACGGTGTTCCCGTTGTCGTCGAGACTTGATTCGCTGGTGCTATCGCCAAAATAACCGTCTTCACAAGGCGTTGAAAATGGATATCCGTATGTAAGGAAGTTTCCAGCACCACCAAAGTAAAACGATGGAAAATTGTTTTCTGGCTTTAAAACATGATCGCCAAAGTGTGCATACCACCCATTGAGCCTGATTCTTATAGCGTTGCGACCGTCAATTAGGATCAGATTGTCAGATCCAGGCTTAAGAAGAATGTTTGTTGCCTTACTAGGTAAGATGTAAGATCCGTATTCAGAACTCCAGTCTCGAATCCCAGGAAACCTCCCATGCAGCATGACGCTGCATTTACCTGACAGGCTAAACCGAAGCTGGTGGTTAATTTTATTCAAGCTGTCGCCTTGAGGACCATACAAATAACTCATCCGTATCGGACCTGGGAAACGATTCCATGATACTGGAACGAAATTTCCATTTGAATCTACGTACGACTGAACCACTTCACCAAACGAGTGTCCCTCGAACTCAGTTAAACCCCTGAACAGATAATCAAGACCAAAAAATTCTTCACCGTCGTGTACTGGAGGATTTACAAATTGAGGCCTGTTGTACCAGTACTCTGTGAGGTCTTTCCATCCGCTACGATTCGTCCCAGGGTTTAACTCAGACTGCTGGGTTACGTTGAGGTCAATCTGCGATGTCGAAGCAGAGGCTTGGAAGTACCAACCCGACCACCCGCGAAACTGGTAGACCTTGGAGTCTCCGTTCGAGTCCTGAGCCGAAACCCGCCCGATTTTAAAGTCCTGAATGTGCGTTATAGCATCCTTGTCAGGGATCGAGGGGTTGACGTAGTACTGACCTGTGTCAGGATCGACTAGATCGATATAACCAAATTCCATGATGCCACCAAACCCGAATAAGCTGACAGGCCAGCCTGGGTCTTGCGGAGCTTTGCACCCTCTAGGAAAAAAAAAATAAAACCCCGGTGTGAGGATCTCGGGTTACTGGGTAAACCGTACTGACGTATTTTACAGAGGAATTTCCTAAAGTCCCCTCTGCGGTTATCGGTATCCTCTGCGTGGGATCAAAATTGTAAACCGGATCAAAAGAGAAATGCCCGCTTCGAGAGGACGACTTTCTCCAACTGCCAGCCCCTTGATCAAACTGCACTTCTGTCCATGAGTACCTGTAGATCACCCTGCCGGATGCAAAACTCTGGTCAACCTGTTCAGCGTTTTCTTCGTCAATCGAGACCCAGAATGATTCAACACCAGATACATCTGGTTGTACCGACCCGAATGTCGATCCGCTTTTGACGTATGAGCCAGGACCGTAATAACCTGTAGTATTTGTGCTTGCCGAGTTGCGGTTCAGCTTGGAGGCCGAAAGTGGTTCGCCAGCCCTAAATCGATCAGTCATGTTTATGCCCCTAGATAAGCAACCTTGCCGCCACTGAGCAGCGAGTTTACGCTTGCGGTTTCGGTAAGTTTTTGAAGGAGAGTTGCCATTTCAGCCGTGTTTGCAGCAGTCTCTTCGGCAGCGTTTAGCCCTCTATCAGAACCAGCGATCTCGTCTCGGAATGCGGCAGGAGAGAAGTAAGACGAGAGTCGGCCTTTCTCAGCCATCGGCGGGAGCGGTTGGAACTTGGCTTCGCGTTCTGTGGACATAGTGATAAATTTCATGACTTCCTTGTACATTTCGGAGTCAGGGACATCGGGCAATCCCTTGCTGAAGAACTCTTTAAGATCGTCGATACTTCTAATGTTTTGAAATGATTCGGCCAACTTCATAAGCCTGTCGCCAACTCCACTGCCAGCCGTATCCTGTGTGCCGTAGACGAATGACCGAGGGCTTCCTGCTGAAACAGCATTGATTCTAGCCTGAGCCTCAATAACGGCTTTTGACATACCAGGAAGTTTCGTACCAGGTCTTGCGATCAACCCTCGGTTTTCACGATTGAGCCTTATTGACCCTTCGACAAGTTGTTGATCCGCATAGAACTTTTTGTCTGCTTCCTTCTGGGCGGGAGACTGGTATCCTGTTTGTCGAGCTATGAACTCCGAGATGGAGATAATGGTGTTGCCCATATCCTTTAAGGCTACTTCAAACCCGCCAAATGACTCAATAATCTTAATGAAAACGCCTGTCATCTTCAGGCTGAAGACAACGAGATCCCTTGCAATAGTAAGGATTTGAATTCCAAACGCTTTGCCATACTCCATGATCGTGCTTCTGGCGTTATATGCGGCTAGCCCAAAAGCGTAGATATAGTCACCAGCACGCGAGATCGCGTAGACAAAAGATGTCAAGGCAGAGCCAAACCCACCTCCAGTGCCTCCAGCACGCATATCTTCAATTGACGCTTTAGCACCTTCCGCGAACCCTTTGAGCTTATCGTACACGGTAGTCAACAGAGTGTTGCTGACAATCAGTAAACCCTTGGCAAATGGTTCAACAACCCGCCCCAACTGGACAAACATGCCTTCAAACAGACCGAGGATCTTACGCTGCTGGTTAGCGAATTCATACTGAGTCTTCTCTAAGTCACCTGTGAACGGCATCGTTTGACGCTTGAATTCTGAGAGCATCGACATCGTCCGGCCTTCAAACATCGTCCCTGGCTTGCCCCGCGAGGCATCGTTCTTTGTGATCTGGTCCAGCATTGGAGCAGACATTGTTACGCCCATCCGTCTACCTGGCGTAAACCTCCCAGCAATCATCGACTGGATCATCTTGCCCATGTCATCGACTGAAAGGTTCAACACTGATCCTGCTTCTGCGACCTGTTTAAAAATATCCACGGCAGCCTGGGCCGACTCATCACTGGAAAGCGATGTTGTTTGGCGAACCTGTCCCGCGATACGAGTCATGAGCCTGAGCGAGTCGGTTGCCGAGATCCCGTATCTGGACTGATAGTCCATCGAAGTGTCGATCAACTTGCCGGAACCTTTACCCACGTAGACCTTTGCGGCATTCTCTAATTCTGTCAGGGTGGATGCGGCTTGTACGGCTCGGGAGAGAATTCCGCTCACACCAAGGGTCAGATTCGTCACGAAGTTAATAATCCCGCCCACAGCCTTGGAAAGCGAGTCCACAAAAAAGGTTAACGCCTTGGAGGCGATATCTAAACCTGTCATCAATCCTTGGCCGAGCATGGAAACAAATGGGCCGACAACAGGGATCATGCTACCTAAAGACGTTGCTGCTGCCAATCCGATCTGAGTGAAACCCGCCAAGGTTCTTACCGAGTCAGTGCCAACGGAGGTGATACCCTTGAAGAGGCCTTCGATACCACGACCAGCCGAGTAAACACCATTGTTCATAATGTTGGCGGCATCGCCTAAAGCAAACGGGTTTCTTTCTGAGCCTGGGAATGGACGCTGGAAGACTCTGAATCGGCTCATCAAGGGCATCTGGCCGGGATTACCGAAACGTGAGACCATAAGCGGGTTGCCCGAACCACCGTTTAACAGGCCTTTGGCTGATTGGAGATCAAAGAGATTTTTGAGTGCGAGCTTACGTCTCCATGAGTTTGTCGCGAGATTGCCGAGGGTGTTACCCATAGAAGAATCTGAGATCAGCTTGTTGCGAGACTTTCTCGCCATTTCTTCTTGACGTACTGCTGCTCTTTCACTGGTCTTTGCTGCCCTCTCTGCTGCCTTAGCGTCTCTGTCTCTGGCTCTGGCAATGGATGCGTCATATCGTTTCTGGGCTATGCCTTGGTCGATTGGGCCAACAAACAATGCCGATCCTTCCTTGCCTTTCAATCTAGCGTCTTCCTTGCCCTTTGCTACCATCCTTTTGTACGTCTCGTTTGCTGAGTTCTCACGCTGCTTGGCAATGAAATCGGCTTCTCTTTTCTGGAACTTGACAAATGAGCGACGGTACTTGGTCATTGCATTGAGATCGCTATCCTCGTTGCCACCTCCACCACCACCCGTACCTCCTGATCCACCTGATCCACCACCAGAGAGAACTTTGACAACTCCGATATTTTTCAAGCCTTTGAGGGCTGTGGCGAGACCGTCGGCGCGGAGTCTGGCGACTGCAAGTTTACCGTTCAGGGCATCCAGAGAAGAAAACAGCTTTGATCCACTGAAGTTAAGCTGGAACATCGAGTCAATCTTGGCGTTGGCTTTCGCCGCTACCCTGTTGATCGTGGAAAGAGCTTTAGTCAGTTCGCCGAAGTCTGATCCCGTGATATTGACAGAGTTGGACATGGATCAGCCCTCTATTGTTATTTCTGGGTCGAATTGGACTTTGTCGCCCACCATCCCGTAGTAAAGAAGGTTCTTGAATTCCTTGTACGGGTAAGGGTATACGGCTTGCCAATCGTAAGGTTCTACTGGGGTCATCGCTACTCGGTGAACACGTCTACCTCCGGATGCCGGAAGCATTTGCACTACGTAGCCAGTTTTAAATGACGGGTTCTTTGCGTCCGCTGGAACTTCATTTGCTTGAAATCCTATTGACGTTGGCGCAGATCTTCTGCTGTACCACTTAATTACTTGGTCTGGTGACGGCAGATAGTCGCCCGTATACCTTGCCTGATTCCATTCCATGTTAGGATTGACGATAAATTCGTGCGAGATCTCGTAGCCAATCTTCCCTGTGATCGGACTTGTAGATTCAGTGATCTCTGCGGAATTGTATAATACTCTGCCTCTGGAATACCCCAGAAAGGACTTCCTGTTGACGCATCCGATGTATAAACCTTCGGGTATGGCTTGCGGGCCGACTTCCCCAGGAAATCCCGTTGTAATTTTTAAGTCTAACTGTCCAGGATTACCAATAGGACCAGCGTTTAACAAGTCTTTAAGGCTAACCCACGGATATGATACTTTGAAAGTGATCTGAGCTTCTCTGACAGGAAATCCTGTTGATATTGGTTGAATCCATTCAGGCTTACCCATGTAATCAACGGGTGCGAGCTTATTCATATTGCCTGGGTCGGACTGGTCTCCACCTGGAGTTCCTTTAGGAATTACAATTACGTTAGGATCTATAAAAGTAAATTCCGGTTGCCCATCAAGCCTGGTGGGAACAACTCCCATTGGTACGTTCTTGAGCGACTCCATTCGCAACGAAGGCTGTATGTCGATTTTTGCGTAACGAATTCCATATCTGTTCTGATACGGATCAGGTTGCCAAGTGATATTGATTTGCCAGAATTGAGATCGGATGCGAGGAAACGGTTGCTGATAGTTCTTTAAGAAGTCTGTTTCTATTCCTTTTGTGGTCGTCATACGGAGTTGCTGCTGAACCATTCGGGTAAACTCAAGAACATCGGCATTGTCCTTGTCCCATCGAGTCGTATCCCCAGTGTTGGACATTACTCCAAGCGAAGTCCGAGTCCCTGTGTCCGACACAGTCTTGGATTCTGATTGCGAGTCGAGTAGATCCGTTCTCGGTATAAGCTCAATATCCGTAATGACTAGATTTCTGTACTGGTTCTTTCCATGGCTGCGAAGGTCTTTATCGTTGGCAATATCCGTGTCCCAGAACTTATTGTAGTAAGAGTAACGCTCGCGATTCCAACTCAGCATTTGCCTGAGGACGACAGGTAAGTACGCTACGACAGCCTTCTCGGTAGGACGACCATCTTCACTATCTGCTATAACTTTGCACTTCCAAGGAGCAACCCACGACTGCTGACAATTCGTCAATCCGTTTTTGCCGTAACCTACTCGCCAGCCAGTCATATCGGGGAACCAGTAGCGAGTGTGCGACTGAATGATTCCTGGGTCGAGCCATGAAATATCTACATCGCTTGGTTCGTTTGGAATTTTATCAATTTGATTGTATGGGATACCAGCTACAGTAGTCGGGGTCGGAGGATTGATTATCCAAAAGGGGGTTGGGTCAGCCATTTACAATTCTCCGGTATAGATCTGGATCAACTTCGCCTGGCGGGATCGTGTTTTCAGCCATCAGAGCAGCGATCTGTAGAGGAGTTAGATCAAGAACCTCGCTGAAGGACATATGCCCATCAACCACAAGATTCTTGATCAACTTCTGATAATTCATTCCTGAATCACCTTTATGCGAACCGCTGCTCATTCCGCTTTTGGGTCGTTGTCTGGATCTTCTCCAGAGACTGCAATGGCGGCAATCCGCATGAATTCTGCGTAGGAGAGTTCCCCGTACAGATCTTCAATCGTGGAATCAGAGACACCTTCGTTACGACCGATTGCGGCTTTAAGGAGTGCCTTCTGGCCTTCGTCTGAGTTGACCAGTAATTGCAATCCTTCTGGGGATGCAACCGGAGTCGGGTAGAAAAGATCGGCTTTTAGAGCCTCCTTCATGACATCTCCCGCCACTTGCTTATCCATTCCGATGACCAACTTCTTGGCCTTTTCTGATGGGAATGGTTGCAGTTTGCGGATGATCGCCTGAAGTACGCCCTGATCGCGAAGTGTAAGCTGACGAACCCGAAAGGTCGCTCCTGCCATCTTGACTTCGATTCCAGAGTTAGCCAGCTTGTCGATATAGAATGCTTCTGACATGGTGAGTCCCACCTTTCAAGTGGATGATTAAACGGGAGCTGGGAAAAGCGTCGATGCTGCAACGAAGCCAGTGACGTGCTGCGCACCGGAGAGTTCTACAGCCATAGAGACCTTGACAGCATCATCAGGACTGATGGTTACGCTGCCCGTCTTAAAGAATCCGTTCTTCTGCTCAGTACCAGCAGCGGTTGACCCAGGTGGGATCAGGCTTAATGGGTATTCTACGTTGGCGGCTGATGCGTCAGGGTCTTGGACTGTGTTGATATATAGGTAACAGGTTTGTCCAAGATACGACATGATGTCGTACATGCTTGTTGCTACGCCCGTGTTCTCGGTCATGCCAGGGCCAGGAGTCTTCGAGACCGAAGACGCGATATAGCCAGTAAAAGATGCTGTTCCAGACTTGAGTCCAGGAAGTTTAACCTTCCACCCGTTTTGGCAATTGGAGTTGATTTCAATGGTATCCGTGTCCAGAGAGATACTTCCCTCAGAGATACAGACTTCAAAAGCTACGGGAGTCACAACTCCAGCCGCAGACGTATGATCAAACCAGATAGTGATTGATGAGTTACGCCCGAGAGCGTATTTGTCGATTGGTGTTGGTCTTGGCGTTACTGCCATCGGAGTCTCCTTGGTGGGATATTAGTGTCTGACTCGGAATTCCAAAGTCGCTGTCCATATGCGGTTGCCTGTGAGATTAGGCTGTTCGCTGTACGATGTGGCTCGATTGAGCAAGGTCATGTCGGCAACCCCGGCAAACTGTTTACGGTCATAAGTCTGGATCGCTTGATCAGCCAGAGACTCGCAGTTCGCAAGTGTTGTGTGAGCCACGCTTAGCTGCAAAAGAGACTCCGTCCAGAGAATCGCGTTTCCGCTAAGTGTCACCTGGTTGCTTTGCACCACGTTGAGTGCTGCATAAGGTGGAAACAAGCCTTCAGGAATAGCCCCGACATACATCGGAGCTACTGAATAAGCTGTCCAGCGGTTGACGATCTGGGCAAATGGAATCATCGTTGGTAGGCGATTGTCACAACGGCATCGGCTGTGGAGTTAGCTGTGGCACACGTCAAAGTGAAGTTGGCGGCTGTGACAGCGATTCCATCCAGAGGTGCGCCAACTTGAGCATAGCCGTAGGACGGAACCTTGATGATGTCGCCCGTAGCACCTGTCAGGTTGTCAAAGACAAAATTGATCGGCACATTGGAGTTGTTCTTGACGCTGACAGAGTTGACCTTAGAGATCGTGCCAGTGTTACAGAACAAGTCCGGGAATGAACTGAGCGATACGGTAGTTGTCGCATTGGCCGCGATGCCCGTATAAGTCTTCTTGAAGATGCGGTCGGCGTACATCTGGGTGAGTTCTGTCGCTGTAGGCGAGGCGGGAACCCCTGTGGATGGCCGAGTGACGGATGATAGCGAGTTCGACTGGGTGACCGTGGATGTGCTATTCACATCAGAATCGGTCAGAGTCATGCTGGTGGACGCGCTGATTACGCCGGAAGCTGTGATAGGCATGGATGTTCCCCCTGTAGTAGTACCGTTATTACCAGTGTCAGTGCCGATTGAGATAGGCATTTACGAAACCCACCCCTAGAGACGATTTTTGTTGTCGGAAATGTACGGAACACGAAGACCACGGTTGTAAGTGACCTTGAGGGTCGCTTTATCTGCGAGCGATTTGAATGCAGCTGGAAGTTTGTCTCTCAGGTAATCCTTGTAGACTCCCTCCAGTTCCTTTGCGATTCCCGGCCAGGCTAGCCTCGAGAGGTAAGGTCTGGGTGGGTTCCACTTCGGGCCATCCCGCTTCTCGCTCTTGGGGACAGACTGCCGTTTGATTTTCTTGCCTGAGCCTTCGCTTTTAGGTCGTTTGTCGCCAAACCCGTCGTTACCCTTGGACCACCAGCCTGACTCAAGGAAGTAGCTGTAATACTCAAGGCGACTGCGTTCTGATTCATCAACAGCCCGAGGATTCACCTGAATGATTCGCGTTCCGATGGAAGGTGGCTTCCGAGCGGGATAAGGCGTGATCATTGATTTGTCGCTGAAGCCTTCTCTTTGGATCTTCTCTCGCCATGCATAATCTGCTGGTTTCTTAGAGGCGAATCTCTTTTCACCGTCTACAGAATTACTGGCTGGTCCTGGGAATTGACGGGATTCTACGCCTCTTCGCCAGTGAATTGAATCACGGAGAGTTCCAGTCCTGCTCGCAGGGGCTTCGCCTGGGAGGGATGAAGGTGGGTATTTTACGCTTAATGATCTCTTCACCCGTCTAACAGCGTGTTCTGCTACGGCATCCAAAGCAGCGGAATTCACCCTGAAAACATCGTTGTTGTCTGAGATCCACTGCTTCGAGGCCTTTTGAGGCATGCTCTGGCTGGAACCGGACGTTACGCCGCTCTTTGCGATCTGATTAATCAGCTTTAAAGCGGAGTTAATATCCATCAGGATGTCTCCACTACGCATTCAGCGGTTGTGTGATGGCTCAAAGAATTCCAGTCATTACATCTTACCACGTTATAAACATATGTTCCAACCTTTATCTGATTGCGTGCCGTAAGGTTACGCGAGCCTTTAAGCAGGATGTTATGCGTTGCAGCAGAACCGTCTTTGGCATCTTCACGGTCAACACCACCGGACCTGGGCTGGACAAGGCATTTGACTGTCAGAACGGGTATCCAGGATTGATACACGCCGCCCTGAACATCCTTTAGGGATTGCAGTTCGCTGATCACGGCAGTCTGGTTGAGGAAGTCGTCAAATGCCATTGACTGAATACCTCACGTAAGGAGCTAAAAGGTTAGCAGCGGGATGCTTTGCTGTAAGAAAGGGTGTAGCACCAGATCGCGTATATGAGTAATCGCCAATCCTTTCGGACTGGAGCGAGCCATCATACTTTGAAGAAGAGTACATCCCGTTGACCAGCTGGGCAATTGCGAGTTTTACAGGTTCTGGACAAGAGCTAAAACCACCCGTGTAATCGACTGTGTAAAAATATTGCAAACTGTACGGGTTATCTTGCTTGATGAATGACTTAAACCTGTTTATATATGGATTGACGAATGTAAGCACGCCTGTGGATGGCTCGAGAACGTATTCGAGATTGATGTCCAGTTTTATTTCGGTCAGGTTTGTTTCGCTGGAGTTATAGCTGTCCACATAGCCGCAGGAATCGCCCTTAACAGGGTCCGACTGCTGGTAGATTGCGACTCGGGAAACGCTTGTAACTGGTGTTCTACGGAGGTAGATCCGCTGGCTTTGATTGATAACATAACGCTCGGAGACTGTGTCGGATAGGAAGATCCGGTTGCAGAACTTCTCCACTGATCTCGAAGCAGCATCGATATAGACCTGTACAGTAGCCGATGGAGCATCCGCTAGTGAAGGAATATACGTCAGGCATTCGGTTAGAGTCAGCAGAATATCCACAGGGTCTCCTTAAACTCTCGAACCCCAAGGGACGACCCGAAGGTCGCCCCAGAGGGCCGAAAGGTGGGAATCAGTTGGTTCCCTTGGTCTCGATGGCGACATCAGGTTGCGGAACCGGAGTCAGATTCGAGTTGTGCAGCAATGCAACACCGTAAGTGGCTGTTCCAGTGGTCGCTACAACACGCATGTAAGGCTTGCTCACAAAAGCGGTTGTGTTTGACACTTGGACAGCCGTGTCCTTGCCTGGGTGGTTGACGCTGATTGCCAGGAACTGGTTTGTCGCAGCTGTCGTAGCAGATGCAGAGATTGCAGCACCAGGAACAGCAGGAACGGCAGTAATTGGCGAGCCAAATGTGGTTGATACCTGATAACCGACCGTAAGGTCGGTCCACGTAGAACCATCGGCTGATTCCTGAACCTTGATTGCCGAGGATGCAGCTAGAGCGAAGTTGACCAGAAAGGTCACCCCACCGAAGAGTCCGTTGGCACTGTTTACCTGAACAGACGAGCTGTTTCCCGAGGTAAACACAAGGTGCTTGACTTGAACACCACTTAAGAGCTGATTATGACGGGACATATGGTTCTCCTCTTGTGCTTATATCAAGATACCTTGATGAATTTGCCGTATTGTTCTTGGATCGTGTCTGCACCCCAACGCAAACGGAAGAGGTAAACACGGCGATTGTTCACGGCTTCGATTTCGTTTAAGACCCGTACAGACAAGCCCATACGAATCGGCATGAACACGCCTTGAAGCGATCCGAAGAACGCAACTGCGTTACCACTCGTACCTTGAAGAGGAGCGAACTGGCAGTAGCTGATTGGGAACCCGTCAATTGAGTCAGGGATCGGCTGGACGATGCCAGGGAAGTTCTGACCGCTTTGGAACAGGTACTGACCGTTGGACGCTTTGAACAGGCTCACAGTCTTCGCTGTTTGCTGGTGCATCACGAAGCTGAAGTTTGGTTGCGCGTACTGTGGCAGGATGCTGAATCGCATTGCCTTGACCGTATCGGCGTCCAGCGTTGAGCTAGCACCAGATGCCGTCACGTAGCCGAACTTACCTGCTTCACCCGCAGCATTGCTGGAGATCGAGTTAAAGATGCCCCGAGGTTGGCCTACACCCGTACCGTAAGCAAGGTGCTTTTCGTAGTGGAGATCCAGCCAGGTTTGCAGTTCCTGATTGAAGTAGGATTCCAGATTGAATCCTGAGTCTTCCAGGAGGGTGTTGGACATCGAAATCCGGCCCATGTACTCATGAACTGGGATCGAGACTTCACCGAAGGTTGGCTCAAGGGAAGCACTTGGTGTTCCGGCCTCGCCTGTCCACATACCCTGAATCGGGCTGGTGTAGACATCGTCGCGGAAGGTGGTACGCAGCATGACAACACGGTTGCTATTGGTGGTGATCTGACGAACACGACCTCGCAGGGTTGTTGGGGCTGGCTTACGCTGAATGACTTCGTTGAGCATGTCAGGTGGTACAAAATAGCCAGCACCTTCGTCGATGCCTTCGACCAGCGCTTTGAATGTCCGAGCGTAGTTGTTCTTGAGCTTATCTTCACCGAAGTGGAGGAAAGCCTTAAAAGCACGGGCATATTCTGGAGTCGAGATCGACTTGTTTTGTTTCTCTGTCAGGATGCCCAGACCATCGTCTTGAACCTCACCTGAATCCGAGATCGTTGTGAACCCGGCAGAGCGTGTTGAGCCACTGTAAGGCGTACCAACAGACTTGTTTGTCAGGTCGCGGTAAGCGTCCAGATTGACAGAGTCGAGTGCGTCGGCTTCGTCGATTTTGGATTTGAGAGTGGGAAGCACATCTTGAAGGATGGCTTTGTAGCGAGCTGTCTGGTCGTCGTTGCGATCTTCGTTCAACCGAAGTGCTTCAGCCTCAGCAAAGGCACTTTTGAACTCAGCACGCAATTTTGGCGATGCTGCCATGGGTATTACTCCTTGATGTAGGCGCGAAACGCTTCGAGAAGGTCGTTTAATGGGTCTTCAACTGCAATTTTTGCCTGGGCCGGAGCTTCGGCTTCTTCTTCTTCCGATTCGGATTTGATTCCGGCATCGACAAGCAGAGTTTCAAGCATTTCGTAAGAGGCTTTGACCTGGGCGCACACTTGAGCCAGTAGGTCTGCCGTTGTCTGAGAGATTTTTCGCCCAGCTTTGAAGGACGAGATGGCTGTTTGTTCGTTTGCACCGAGTGCGACTGGTGAAATTTCAAGTAGTTTGGCTCGTTTGATCAGGCGTGAACCGCTCTCGGCTCGCATCAGTTCTTCTTCGGATGGGCTGTATCCAGCCTTCTTCCAGTAGTCGAGCGTGTCCTTCTTTGTCATTCGCTTGATTTGCAATGGGATAATGCCCACCGACAATTCCTTGACAACGCCTGACGTGATGAGCTTGCGATCTTCCTGAGCTTTGACCGTATCCACCAGAATTGCCTCGAGGAACAGCCCTTTGGCATCCTCAAAGAGTTCTACTGGCTTGCCGATGGGATTTGCATGGTCGTGATTTACGCCACCGATAAACCCTTTGGACATAAACCTCTGGATATCGGCCTTGTAAGCACCTGGTGCGATAATGTCGCCATGATAATCAAGGAAATGGAATGTCGAAGCATAGCCAGCGAACCCGCCAGAGTCGGAATTATCAACCCTCGGTGCTGGGGCCAGCTTGTAAACCAGACTTAGTTCCGGTTCAGACACGATATTTTCCTCGCAATGGATAGATACTCACCTATATATATTAACAGATAAACAATTGTTGATGCAAACTAAATCTTTTCCGGTTCTGCCGTGTAGTCTCCTGCACGAAACACGCTGACTGTCTTCAGGTATTTATCATGGGTTTGATCGGCCAAGAGGAGTTTTAGTTGCTGCCTGAGTTCGTCCATGACCAAATCGTCTTCGCTGCTCATTTGCATTTGAGAGGCATGTAGCCAGACCCCCAGAAGAGATTGCAAGCGGGAGTGATGCAGGACACAGGCTTGAAAGCCTTCGTTATCCTGGACATCAATTTGCTCGAGATCGACCAGTAGCGAATCAATCGGAGACTTCTTTGTGGCTTCATCGTCGTCGTCTGGTTCTTGAGGCATGCCTAATGGTCCCTATTGCCAGAGCGATGGTGTTGAAGATCAAGTACAGGTGGAAATACAGCAGGAACAGAGTCCAGACTACCAATTGAGTTTCGCCCAGGGGATTTCTTTGCGAGTCCAGCCAGCCAGATCGCTGAAGGCCCAGGAATCACCCTCTTTAAGCATGCTTTCCGCAGTTTTCTTGCGGATCTTGAAGCTACCAGCGGGCATCCAGTCGGGTTTCGGCCCTGAGATCCAGTCGTTGCCCCAGGAATTGAGGATCACTGCGGACTCGTCTGAGAGGTCAATCCCAATGATAATCATCTGGTGCGACCATGAGCCTTTAGGGGCTGAGAATCCGTTAGCATCACGCTTGTAGCTAAATCCCTGATCGGAAGCGACTGTGACTGGGTAACCAGAGGTGATCGCACTGACCAGTTCATCCCATGTGTCCACCTTGGCGTAAGACTTGATTGGGTGGAGTTTTGCTGTAGGCTCGAGGTCGTCAGGAACACCCTTACGGGCATAACTTGAGCAGCAGAGTGCGGCACTGTATTTTGTAAGATCTACGGATGCATATTTCTTACGGGGGAGAACCCCATATTTCTGCAAATACTGAGCCGCCCAAGCTCCGACCGAGCCTTCCCCTGAAATTCTTCCACCACCGATTTCGACACGGCTACCCCAGTAGATGGACATGCAGTCGAGGCGACCTGGGTTCTCAGCACCTTTATCCGTAACATCCTGGGCTACGAGGATCTCTGCTGCCATAGCAGCACCGTTAGCAACGCATGATCCGCAAGAACCTTGGTTGTAAATCCATTTATCCTTGCCCCAGACCATGTCCATGTACTTTGTCAGTATGACAGGCCCAGTGGGAGCGGAGTCCATGAGGTGGGGAGCAGTTGCGGAAAAGCCTTGGATTTTGTTTTCGGAGACGATTCG